ATAAAAGAAATTGCAGAACAATTATTGAATGTCTAGATAAGTTTGAAGTTCATAGAAAGGATTTCTCACTTATAGCCATATTAGCTTTAATGATTGTTGAGAAAGGTGGAACTATTCCTGAAGAGTTTGTTTATGTCTCGCCATTCATAAGAACCTCTATATCTCTTTCTTTTGATGATGGGGATGTTCAATATATCATAGCACCATATAAAGGCAGCTTCATACGTATAACTAAAGATATGAAATGTGTACCTAGAAATCCTACAGGTAATGTTACTAAAGATTATAATATGGGTATTTCTCTATACCTATATGCTGAGTCATTAGAGGCTTTATGTGAGAATTTTGAAGGTTTTAAAAACAAATTCTTCAGCTGGTTAAAACAAAGAGGTTAATATGACACAGAAACAACTTAGAACAGAAATTGAAAAGAACATTCAGTTCTGGACTCACAAAGAAACATTGAAAGGTAAAGAACAACAATACAAAGCTAATATTGTTATTAAAGGAGTAAAAGAAGCAGAAGTATTCGTTCTTATATATCCTGAAAACAATAATACCTTCGTGAAATTTAAGACCAAACAAGGTATAGAAAGAGATATTAAGTCTTATGAAGGTACTTACTCTAATCTAGAACACGGTAAGGACTTTGCAATAGATTATGCAGTGAAATATATAGCAGATAAATACAAGTAATAATACAGGGGTAGTTAAGATTCAATTTCATCGGTTATAATTTTAGGTGGTTCAAACCCACCATTGAATCAATATCCTCCCCTTTTATACTTAATGATTATGATAAAGATTGTTAGAGATACGAGAGTACCTACTAAAGCAGTGGAACTTGATAATTTTGATTTGAAAAGTTTCTACAGACTATTTTTAGATGGTTATGATTGTCCTTATTACTATAATAGTTATGGTCCAGAAAGTCTAATATTTGATACAAGTGGTATTCACCCATCTAGAGGTTTAGAAGAACTTTTTGAGAAGTTAAATAACTGCAGTCCTATTGTAAGAGAGGACTATACCTATGTTCAACTTATTACGAAGTATTTAGAAGATAGTCTATCTTTATTAGACTATTCAAAAGACTGCAAAGCTATTCTAGAGGTTATACTAGAATGTGAGGATAGTAAATTTCTAGAAAAAGCATTGCCACCAAAATTGGCTATAAATTACTATAGAGCTATATTGCTTATAATGCATCAGTTAAAGTTGAAGATAGTTGATAATATTGATGCTAATAAAGTCAGGCTTTGTAATTACCTTATAAATGCTACTTTAAGGAAGAATAATCATCGTACTTATAAACTCAAGGATGATATAACTATTAACATAGAATACGTCAGAATTACAGTTCTATCAGAAAGAGAAAACTGTTTTTCTAAAGATTATATAGAAATGCTAGCTGTGAAAAATAAGTTAAAACTTGTTGATTTAAGCTGGAATGAGTGTTCTCTTTTTGACGGTTTAGAATTAGCACTTGCTACTAATAAATTAGGAGAACCAAGCGATATATTACAAATACAAGTTTGGTATAAAAGAGAGAAGTGTTTCTATTTTAAATTCACACCTTTTAAGTAATGTTGTTATCAAGAACTCAAATAGCTAAACTTAGTAAGCTATATAAGAATGGAGAAGAAGCTAATGCTATTGAATTGGCTTCTTTTAGTAATAATGATTATAAGGTTGTAGTACAGAAAGGTAAGTATAATATAGGTGATACTGTAATACTTATCTTCCCTGATACTCAACTTCCCGATAAGCCTGAATTTGCAGAATACTTTGCTCCTTATGGTGATGCAAAGAAATGTAAGTTAGGTTGTGTTAGTGGTATTAGGAATAGAGTTAGAGCTATTAAGTTTAATCTCTCTGACAGCCCTAATAAGATAGGTTACACCTATTCTGAAGGGCTTATTATTCCTGATATAGATAATGTACCAGATAGTGAATTAGAAGCCGCTGTAGGCGTTTTTAAGGACGAATACTTTGAAACTAATCATCTACCTAAAGGTCTAAAGAAGACAGATGAGACTAACATAAAGCAAGATTCAGGTGATTTTATACCTAATGAGTTGTATGTTCTTACTGAAAAACTTGATGGTAGTTCTTGTTCTGTTATGATATCTGATGAATATCCTGATGGTATCATTATGTCTAGAAGTAAAATCCTAGATAAAACTGATAACAAGGAACCTATGGTAAAGGTAGCATTACCTATACTTAGAGCTTTGGTGAATTCAGGACTAAATAATATAACCCTTAGAGGTGAAGTATTTGGTATGGGATTTAGAGGTAGTGGTGTATCTTGTAATCCTTATAAGAATGACCCACCTAAGTTCAAGCTCTTCTCTGTAGAGAAATTTGATGACAAGAGAAAGATTTGGGAAAGAGTTACTTTAGAAGAATCAGTAGGTTTAGCCTATTGTCTGAATATAACTTTTGTTCCTTTCATTGGTACTATTAAACCTGCAAGTCTTGAAGATTTAATAAAGACTTGTAATATGGTATTTGAAAGTCTCCAAATTGCTGATAATGTAATTATTGAGGGTGTAGTAATTCGTTCTATGGGTGAAACTAAATACTCTAGAAAGATACTTAATCCAGAATATGATAGTAAGAAATAATAATTATGCGTAAACCAAGGTATTGGGAAGTACTATTAATTTTAAGTTGTACTTCTTTTTATGTAAGTAGTTTTGAAGGTTTTGGTGGTTTTGTAGGAGTAGGTCTTGGATTATTTGTATTTTCTATGATGAAATATTTTGAACATATATCAGAAAGATGAGTACACATAAAGTATTATTAACTATAAGCTGTATCTCTTGTTGCCTACTTTCCTTTAAAGGTTTTGAATATATGCTTCCTATAGCTATTTTCACAGGAATTTCAGGGATTTATTCGTGGCTTACAGACGATTCTGATAATTAGGGTAGCAATACCCTAACCTCCTCATAGTTCAACGGATAGAACATCGGTCTTCTAAACCGAGAATTCAGGTTCGAATCCTGATGGGGAGACAATTGCCCTATTACTGATGCAAAAGAAAGAGGACAAGGCTCTCTTGTTGTTGTGAAACACCTTGAGAGATGAAAGTATAGTGGAATGACCAAGTTTAACTGTAGCAGCGATAGCTACCTATACTTCTAATTAATACTTACACTATGAAGGTAACTATAAATGTGCTTATACCTAATATATTTTTAAGTACTAATCGTCTGAAGAAAATAGAAGATATAGCGGGTATAACTAGATATTGGCTATTTGAATTAGAATCGAAAATAGGACGTATAGATTTTAATTGGTGTGACGCTGGAACTAAGTTAAAGCGTTTGATGCATTATTCTATGAATAGAGGAGGATTGCTTAGAGACCAAGATTTTGTTTTCTCTTATGATGATGAATATCGTACAAAATCTATTAATATTTGGGTTCAACCTTTTGGTTTATCGCCATATGTTTTCAAAGACTCTATTTGTTTCATATTCCTACCTAATATTGATAGGATAATAAGAACTGTTGAGATAACACAATGAATTAATATGCTTAGAATATCAGTTTATGTTTCAGTGAAAAAGGATGAGAATCTCTACAACCAATCTATAATGAAAGCTATAAAATTTGCAGATAGATGGATTAAGCAGAATCATTTTGGTAAGGTTAGAGCGCATAATCGTTACTATACTTCTCTCAGTACTGTTTATGAGAAGTTAAAGAATGAAGAGGGGTTGCCTAGGAAAGATTCTGTAACTGTAGGTTGGGAACGAGCAAATAGGTTTGTTATTACAGTACTTATAGGAGTTTGGAACAGAATTGATAGAAGTAGTTTCACTGAACGTTATGACCAGTGTGCTGTAGATTTCATTACTGTGCCTGAATTAAAAGAAATAAGAATATCTGCAGTTATTGTATAATATGAGAAAGATTTCTTATATAACCGTATGCGTATCAAATGTCAATAATTTAGAAGCTACATATAAACGTGTATTGAAATATGTTATAGAAAATGCTAAACTCTTTGAATTAGACAATATAGGTCTTAGAATTGCTAAAGAGAATCTTAGAGATTTCAAGTATCATATACGTAATAATGTGACTGCTAATGTAACAAAGAAGGGACCTATTCTTTATAAAATGGGTTTAACCTTTATATGTAATTATACAGACCGTGTATATATTAATATATATTACGGTAATACCATTTATAAAGATTTGGAATATATAGTTTTCATTAATAAAAAATAGTTAATAGTTAGTCTAGAATCTATATAAAATTCTAGTCAATAATCTTTAATAATTATGAACAAAAAAGAAGAAAGAGCAAAGTTGCTTAGAGATTCCATTGGTAAAATTGCTCGTTCAAAAGAAGCTGTTGTAGAAGCTAATGCTATTCCTGAACCTACTCACAATATGGTAGGTGGTGGTATAGGTTATAAGCTTGAAGATAAGCTTCACCTCCTCACTATCTTGAATACTTATATGCTTCAAGATACTTACTACAAGAGTGCTACAGATTTCCTTTCTGAGTTTAGTGAACTCATTTCTAAGATTGCTCTGTCTGACCCTGAATTCGTAGCTAAGGCTATTGTATATTCCCGTTGTCACGCATCAGGTCTTAGAACTATCAATCAAGTAGCTTCTGTACTTGCTCTACCCTTCCTTTCAGGAACTAGTTATGCCAAACTTCTTTACAGCTCTTTTGATAAGAAGAACAAGAAGGGTGGTATGATTTATCGTCCTGATGATATGAAGGCTATCCTAGACACTTACAAAACTCTGGGAGGTAAAGGTGTTATGCCTAATTCAATGAAGAAGGCATTTAGGAAAGCTATTGAAGGATTAGAAACATATTCCCTTCTCAAGTATAAGAAGGATATTATCGATGTGGCTAATCTCGTACACCCCAACCCAAATAACTCCAATGCAACTGTAGAAGTAGATGGTGAGAAGATTCCCACCATTACAGCTATTATGCGTGGGGCTAAGGTTAGTGCTGATACTTGGGAAGTTGGACTTTCTGATGTAGGTCAGGTTGTTAAGGAATTTGACCTCAGTGATGAAGAGAAAGCTGAAGCTCTTAAGCAAGGTAAGAATGCAGTATTCTCTGACTTACTGAAGGAAAATAAACTTGGTTATTTAGCAGCTATTAGAAACATTAATAACATTGTTAATAATGATTCTGATGGTGAAACAACCAAGATGTTAGCTAATCTAATTAGTGATTCTACAATGATTAGAAAGGCTAAGATTATGCCACAGCAACTTGCTAATGCTTATCTCTATGGTGGTAACAATACTCTCATTAAGGAAGCACTTAACAAGGCTATAGAAGGTGCTATGGCTAACTTTAAGGAAGCTATTACAGGTAATGTTGCTGTAGTTCTTGATGTATCAGGTTCTATGGGTGGCGTTAGAAAAGAAGCAGCTTTTATAACTGCTATTCTGTATCAAGCTTTAGGTACTTCTGACTTTTATACTTTTGCTCATTATGCAGATAGGGTTAAACCACTGTATTATGATTTTGAGATGCTTTATAAAACTATTCTAGGCTACTTTACAGGAGGTGGTACAAACCTTCAATCAGCACTAGATATGATTAGAAGAAGCGGTAAGAAGTACGATAGAATTATTATTATTAGTGATAACGAAGCCAACCAAGGCAATTGTGTTAGTTCTTATAAGAAGTTGATTTCACAAGTCAATTCTCCTAAGATTTACTCAATAGACCTCGCAGGTTATGGTGAAACATCACTCCCTATACAAGGAAAGATTCGTCTCTATTTCGGTAAGACATTTACAGTGTTTGATGATATGATTAGAGATGAATTTAATCCTACATCTCATATTGAAGAGGTTAGCAAAATTCAATTCTAATTATGCAAGAAGTTTTTGAAGTTGTTAGTATTACAAGAGATGATTTAGAGTATTTAGGAGTTAAAAATTTTGAACAACTGTCTGACACTACAATGCAAAACATAGCAAATGCTATGGCTGATTTATACCTAAATAATGGGTATACTGAAAGCTTGCAGTTAGCGTTAGATAAGTATTCAGATTACATTGAAAGATAATATGAAGATTTTAGTTATTGTGTTATGTGCATATCTTATTAGTAAGATGGTATTTGGATGGATAGGTTTTAATGCTTTTAGAAAATGGAATGATGAATAAGCTAATCCAGACTTATACGCTGTGTGCCATAATAGCGTTAATTGTGTTGTTTTGTGGGTAGGAGTATCGGTATTAACTGGTATTTCTACCCACTTTTATAATATTCTAAGAGTAGTGTAATTCACACACTTTTCTTATCAATATGAAACCTGAAAAGAAAATAAAAAAGTTTAAGGATTATGAATCTTACGATGATGACTATTTCCCAAAGAAGGAAAAGTTCAAGCGTAAGAGGATTAACTATAAAAAGGATTTTGAGTAATGCCTCCTATTCGAATCGAAACAGGTTCACCTAACGATATATCTACTATTGAAAGGTTAGATAAAGGTATTTACCTCTTTCACTCTACAGTACCTAGTTTTTGGGTTAGGTCTAACATTAAGAATCCTAGGTTTAAGGATGCTAGGATTCACGAGTATGAAATGTTAAACCCTAGCACACTCAACATTATTAGTAGAGGATGCGAACTAGAAACTAAGACAAAGCATTTCAAAGTAGATGATATTATATCAATACAAGGTTATCCTTACTACATATTAATATCCCCCAGTTTCAGAAGTAGTGGTGACATTGAAAAGGATGTTACCAAAATCATAGAAACTAGAAAGAAATATGAAGATTATATACAACAACATTATCCCATTCAGAGGATTCATAGCGATTAATCTTTTTGGGGTATTATTTGCAAGAAAGAAACTAAATGCTGTTACAATCAACCACGAAAAGATTCACACAGCACAGATGAAAGAATTAGGTTATATCCTATTCTACATCCTTTACTTGGCTGAATTTATCATTGGTATATTCAGATTTGGCGAAAACTATGAAGCTTATATGAATATCTCATTTGAGAAGGAAGCCTACAAACATCAGTACGATTTAAATTATTTAGAAACGCGTAAACACTATTCACAATGGCGCAGAGATGGACAACGGAAGAAGAACAGCTGATTCTTAAGTATGTAAGACTTAACCCTGGTAACCTCCAGGATGCATTTAACAAGGCAGCTGAAGAAACTGGAAGAACCCCTAGAGGAGTACAAGCTCGCTACTATATGAAGCTCAAGAAGTCTGAGGTAGCCTTTGCTTTACTCTCTTCTGAAGGTGTTACCATTAACAATAAATCTGGTAACAATCAGAAGCCTTCCAAGCTATGGAATTTAATTATTAGAGGCTTGACAAAGCTCTTTAAGTGTAATTCTAATGACTAGAGACGAGTTAAAGAAACTCATCAATAGAGAAATTAAGAACGACACCAAGTCCTATATCCTTAATCTTGCAACAGGTTATGGTAAATCAGCTCTTTCCCTACATATAGTAAATAAGGTTAATATTCGACAACCTACCATTTTACTACTTGTAGCGGAAAGAGCGCACAAGGACAACTGGAAAGTTGAAATGGATAAGTTCTTAAAGAGAAAGGCTAAAATACGGATAGAATGCTATCAATCTTTGTCTAAGTTAAAAGGTATGAAGTTTGACTTTGTTATTGCAGACGAAGCTCACCACCTTAACACTAAGGCGAGATTAGATTATTTTAGCCTTATCTCTTTCTCTTACTCTGTCTTTCTATCAGCGACCTACAAGGTTAATTTCAAAAACTATCTGATGGAAAGGTATGGTTCTGTAGATTTTTCAGTAGATTTGCAGACAGCAATTGATAACAATACTTTACCTACTCCAAGGATATTAGTCCTTAAATCTCAAATTCCTACAACAGAAAGGATATATGAGATTAGGATAGGTAGAGCAAATAATCCTCAAGTTATTTATTGTGATTTTCCTGAACTTTGGAAGAAGCGATATAATAATCCAAGTGCTACCATAATAGGTAAAGCCACATTTAAAGAATGTTGCAACTATTATGCTGGACTTAGGGAATATTACAGTAAACAATTAGCGGAATGTTTCACTAAAGCTTTAAAGGATAAGTACTTAAATGCAGTACTAAAGGAGAAGAGATTTCTTGGGAGTAATAAAACCGCCATACTATCAAGTTATGCGGAGAACTTTAGAAAGAAGAATAAGAGGTTCTTAATCTTTGCTACTTCTATAGAACAAGCTCAATCTATTGGTAATGCATTAACCTCCAAGACAAAGAAACCTAAACAAGTAATTGAAGATTTCAATTCATTTAAGACTAATGAGTTGATTACAGTCAATATGCTTCAGGAAGGTCAGAACCTTGTTAATACGGAGGTTGGATTTATTGCACAGGTTGATTCGTCTGATAGGTCTATTATACAAAAAGTAGGTAGACTTCTTAGACACCCTCAACCTACAGTAGTAATACACTATTTTGAAGGGACTATTGAAGAAACATATACGTTAAATGCTATCAATGATAATTTCAGTTCAGACTATGTAGAATTTAAAGAATTAAAACTAGTATGAGTATACTAGAAACATTAAAATCAGTATTACCTAATCACAATATCTCTTTGAAAGAGTTCTTCTATTTAGGTACACTATTTTACCCAGCAACAAAAGAAGAAAAGGCTCGCATCTTAGTTAAGCATAATATACCAACAAGAGATGATGAGCCTAGGGTATTCCCAATTCACACTAAGAAATTTATGTCTATCATTAGTGAAGCTGAAGTTTTGGATAGTTCAGATTTGAAGAAACTTGCTGCAGAACTGAAGGAGATTTACCCCAAGGGAAAGAAACCTAATACTTCTTATTATTGGGCAGAAGGTGGAGCCTTAATTGAAGCTCGTCTAAAACTATTCTTTAGAAAGTTTGGTTATTATGACCCAGAGGAGATTATTGATGCTACCAAAAGATATGTAGATTCATTCAATGGTGATTATGCTTATATGCGCACATTGAAGTACTTCATATTTAAAGATGTTAAAGGTGATGAAGGGATTGAAAAATCCTCAGATTTACTCAACTTTATAGAAAACAAAAACGAAATAACCCAAGATAATTGGGATAATGTAGAATTATGCTAAACAAGAATTTCAACAAAATTTTCAAGCTCCACTTCGTAGACAAGAAGTATATCGTGAATAAGGAAGCTGGAACAGTAGTATGTATTATTAAGGTTCGACTTCGAAGAATGGACCGTAATAGATGGTATGATGCTTGTCTTCACGAATTCTTCAATAGTGAATATGATGAATTCGCATTTGTAGGTGTAGCCAAGTGTCATAAGGATGACACCTTCGATGAGCAGAAGGGTAAGTATATTGCTGAATCTAAGGCTAAGTGCAAACTGTATTCAAGCGCAGAAACACTACTCAAGAAGTCATTTGATAAGCTTAGAAGTCTCACTGATGATGTGGTAGCTCATATCAATCTTTATAATGCTTATAAGGATAGAGAGCTTGCGCATATTGATGATGTAGCACACCGATAATGGCAAAATCCTTAATAGATAGAACCTTAGAACAACTTAGAAAGAGAAGAAAAGCTATCTCAGAAGGGAAAATCAATTCTCTTTCAAGTCCGTTTTATAGGTATAAAGACTATCTTACAGGAGTTGAACAAGACACTTATTATATTGTAACAGGGTATAGTGGTGGTGGTAAATCACAGTTCAGTTACTTCTTTTTTGTGTTTGAGCCTATTTTGTATTTGTATTATAATAGAGCTAAATACCCAAATTTAAAGTACACTATATTCTGTATGCCTTTGGAGGAAACTCCAGAGAGAATTACTCAAAGATTTATTAGTTACTTACTATTTAAACAATATAACGGTAAGTACCTGATTTCTCCTAAGAACCTGAGAAGTTCTGACAATGATAATCCAGCACCACAAGAGATTATGGATGTGATTGACACTGTCGAATTTCGCTCTATTCTCGACTTCTTTGAGAGTTGTATCAACTTCGTAGTAGATGTTACACCTAATCAGTTTTATGAAAAGGTGAAAGCCTATTGCGAATCAGTTGGTACTACTCATTACAAGGAGGTTAAAGTAACCAATGAGTTAGGGGAAGAAGAAGTTGTACAAGAGTTTAACTATTATGTTCCTGAAAACGACCAAGAGTATATTATTGCTCTGGTGGACCATATTAGTTTATTACCATATAGAGGTACTCTAAAAGAAGCTATAGATGCTTTTTCTACTAATATGGTAAAACTTAGAAATAGGTATCACGTTTCTCCTGTAATTATTCAGCAGCAAAGTGCTTCTAATGAGTCTTTAGATGCTTTCAAACAAGAAAGGTCTAAGCCAGAAAGAGCTAACCTTGCTGATTCAAAGTATACAGGTAGAGATGCTAATATCATTATTTCAGTGTATAACCCATTCGGTCACAACCTCAAAAGCTATGCAGGTTATGATTTAACTGTACTTAAAAGTGCAGCCCGATTCATCGAGTTACTTAAGAATAGAGATGGACCTGAGAATTTAGCTATAGGTTTACTGTTCAATGGTGCGTGCGCTCATTTTAAGGAGTTAGCTAAACCGTTAGAAGCTGTAAGATTAGCCGAAGATACCAATAAGGCTAAGGAATATGAGGAAAGAAGCCGTAACCTCATTTATATTAAAGAAGAAAAAGAAGGTTCTATAAACGATTTATTTTAATGGCAACCGTTGTTATATTAATGGGTAAAACAGGTACTGGTAAAAGTAGAGCAATCAGTACATTAAACCCAGAAGAGACATTTATAGTTAATGTCTGTAAGAAGCCTCTACCATTCAAGGGTTCTAGAGCTAAGTACTCTCTAGAGAAAAAGAACTTCCTTGAAGCAAGTGAAAAGACAGGTGTAAAGGATAATGATGGTAATATTACATTGTCTGCAGATGTAGTATTGCAAGTACTTAATAGAGTTAATGAGGCTTATCCCCACATTAAAACTATTGTGATTGATGATGCAATGTACCTACTAAAGTATAAGTACATTGACCTCTCTAGAAGTGGTGGTTTTCAAAAGTTTATAGAATTTACTATTGAATTTAAGAGACTACTACTTAAGTGTCAGAATCTTAGAGATGATATTATAATCTATTTGAATCTACACCCAGCTAGAGTTGAATCTGATGGTAGAACTGTTACCTATGAAGCTTCAGTGCCAGGTAAGATGATTAATACCACCATCGACCCATTGGAGAATACTACTATTGTACTCTTCTCTGAGCCTAAGTTTGACATTAATGGTAAGCCAGAGTATGGATTCTATACTCAATCTACTATGTTAGATGGTGTTATCATTCCTGCCAAATCACCTGAAGGAATGTTTGATAGCGAGTTTATTCCTAATGATTTAGCTGCTATCAACGAATCTATAAACAACTATTTACAAAACGAAAACGACAATGACTAGTGTAAAACTAACTAAGACAGAAATCGCTGTAGTTAAGGGTATTAATTCAAGCCTTAACCCATTGCGTAAGAAGGTAGGTAAGCTGGATGAAAAGATTAAGGAACTCCAAGAAGAACGTGATGGTTATCTAGCACAGATTGATGCTATCGAAGAACCTATTCGTAGAACTACAGGAGGTCTTTCGCCACAGGAATTTCTTGATAGTCTTGAAATGACTGAAACTGTAGAAGCTGTTGCAGAAAATGCCGTTTCTACAGAAGTAGTAGATGAAGTTGAATTTTAATTTATAACGTTATATTATGGTTTTAGGAGAAATTAATGAAGTAAAAGAAGGCTCATTTAAGCTTTATTGGGGTGTAGCCCCTGTTACTGTACTTGCAGTAAACCCAACCAAGGCAGAACTTGGTAAGATTTTTGGTAAGGAACCTGAAAAGGAACCTGTTTATTATTCTCAGGTTGAGGTAGAGGAAAATGGTCAGAAGAAGAAGAAGGACCGCAGCCGTATTGAGTTTATTGTTCGTAATGAAGAACTCAATCTTACCTCTCGTATGTCTTTCTTCCTTGAAGATAGTTACCTTACTACCCGTGAAGGTAAGTATGGTGTTATTGATAACTTTGGTAATACTGCTTGGGTAACTCCTGAAGAATATAAGGCTAAGGCTATTCCTCTTTCTAAGGATAACAAGCCACTTCGTATTGCTAACGATTATCGTCTTGAAAAGAGAGGTGAATCTGAGCTTATCCTCTTTATTCGTAACCTTCTTGGTATTAAGAATTCTCACACTTATGTAAATGAGCAGTGGGTTCTTCAAGCTGACCCTTCAAAGTACTTCTGTTATTTTGAAAAGCTTGATGATATTCTCAAGGGTAAGGTAGATGAGATTCGTAAGATTATCGCTATTGCTCAGGGTAAGAAGGTTAAGGTTCTTCTTGGTGTTAGATTTGATGAAGGTCGTACTTTCCAGACTGTCTACGAACGATTTACTGCTAAGGTTAGTATGAATCCTGTAGAAAGAAAGATTAAGGAGAAGGTTAAGCTTTCTCCAGATGCACCAGAAGAAACTATCGAGAGAACTATCTATGTCTACGATAAGTTTGAAGACCACATTTCTCGTCGTCAAAGTTCTGGTGCATTAGGTAACTTCCTCTTCTCATTTGAGGATGTTTCTGAGTATAAGCCTGAACCAACTAAGTTCACTAACTCTTCAAGTACTACCACTAGCACTCCTGCTTCTGCAGCACCAACTATTGATGCAGACGACCTGCCTTTCTAAATGATTATCGGAGAAGTTCATACATTAGCAGACCCTAAAGAAAGGGAAAAGATTCTAAGTATTTATGATGAAGAATCTATACTGAAATCCTATATAAATATAGACAGTATTCCCTGTCTTATTCACTCACCTCTCAGGGAAGATTCTAAGCCGTCTTTCTCTTTCTTTTACTTAAGGGGAGATTTGATATACAAGGATTTTTCTACAGGGGAGTCTGGTAATGTATGGACTTTTCTAACTAAATACACAAAAAAATCCCTTCCAGAATTGTATAAGGATATACTAGAAAAGAAACCTAGTAAAGCTGAAATCAAAACTTTAGTCAAGCCTACTATAGAAGTAGAAGCTAGACCTTTCAATAGCGATGATTTGGCTTATTGGGATTCTTATGGTATATCTGAATCAACTCTAAAGAAGGGGAATGTTCACGCAATAAGAAATATAATACTAAATAGAGAAGGGAATAGAGCTACTTATCCTGCTGAGAAACTTGCTTATGTCTATGTAGAATTTGTAGACAACAAACAAGTATTAAAGGTTTACCAACCACAAGGCAAGATGAAATGGTTAAGCAATTTTACTCACGAAATTATAGATTTGTATAGTATATTACCTGAAAATGGGGACAATCTTATTATTACTTCATCAAGAAAAGATGCTCTCACTTTAATGGAAAACTGTGATATACCAGCTATATGTTTTAACTCTGAAACCACTCTACCTAATTACAATATAATGGTAGAGCTGAATGAAAGGTTTAAAAATATATACGTCTTATATGACAACGACTATGATAAATCTGTAAACATTGGTGAGCTATCAGCTAACCTCCTTATTAACAGATACCCTTGGTTAAAAAGGCTTACCATACCAACAGAATATAAAGCAAAAGACCCTTCAGATTTAGTATTAAAATATAACAGAAATACTTTAACAACTTTAATTAAAAAACAATTATGACTATTAAGTTTAAGCACGACTCAGCTATTAAGATGATGGAAGTATCAGGTGATTTTAACACTTTCGCAGACTTCCAGTCAGCAGTACAGGACCTTGGTTATCAGACGGAGAACTTTACTCTGTATGAACCTAATTCAGGTACTTATTATGAAGCAACCGATGCTATCCCCAACATTGAAAACCTTAAGATTTTTATGACGCTTAAGTCCAAGAAGGTTAATTCTGGTGTATTTACTCGTCCTGAGTGTTATGCTAAGATTAACGAATATAGTCTCCGTGAAGCTATCCGTACTCGTTATGGTAAGCCTTACTCTTCTGTTTCTACTGTAGAGCTTAATAACTTCCTTCAGGATTATCTTACAGCTCCTACTGCAGTAGAAGCTCCACATTCTGGTAACTGTTCTGCATTTGAAGCAGAAGTTCTCAATCGCCTTTCTCGCATTGAAGAAAAGGTAAATGCTATTGCAGAAAACTCAGAATTCCTGCAGTTCCAGCGTACTGAAAACATTTAGTATTGAGTATAATTAATTAAAATTAGGCACCACTCTTAGAGATAATCTTTGGGTGGTGCCTTTTTTCTACAATATGGATATAAAAGCAATATTACGAGATAAACTTATAGCTAGGTATGGAGAAGAGAATGTAGGAGACTTCCATATTATGGGTACAGAAGGTACATATCTAGGAGTTTATTTTGACCAGCTTACCATTACAAGAAGTCGTGGGGGTGAAACACACGATATTAGAGGTATATGCTTTGGCTTCGCACTAGAAAATAATTTTATTAGAGTAGTATGTGCTAGACATCTCTATACTAGTAGTGAACTTAGAGAAGGATATGTTCATTCACACGCACCTACATTAGGTAATGTTTACTATAAACATTTCTGCTTAGGTACTTCTCCTTACAGAGTAATAGCTCAAAACATACAAGACATTGTTAATGGCGATACTGTTGTAACTCTAGGAGAAGGCGAAACATTAGAATCTGTAGTTACAGATAATATAGAATCATTAGTAGTAGCCTTTGACCAGATGATTCGTACAGAATCTTATGATGGAGGTCCCTACATATCAATTAATAAACTTTCTCGGAGAGAAACTTCTCAATCATTCTATCTAAACAGGATGAACATATATATAGATAATCTTAAATTTCCTGGTGACAGTCCAATGGCTTCTAGTGTTAGTTTAGAAGAAGATAAGCTAATAAAAGAAGCTCCAGAAGAAAGTCTAACAGACCCTAAATCATTCTTAAAGTATTTAGAAGCTAGTGGTATTTTTGGTACTACTGTTCCAAAAGATTACTTATACAGATTTGGTGAATTTGGTCCTGAATGTAGACAAACAAGTTCAGGAGGTAGTATAGAGAATATAAGATACACAAAGGATTTCATATTTAAAGATGAAGTCAAGGCTGTAAAAATCCTTGATATGGTAACAGATAATGATAATGGTGATTGGGTTGAATCTAATTTGAATTCCAGAGTACTAATGGAATTCTACACACTAGCATTATTAAACAAAAAGATTAACGAAAAAAATGAACACAAACTTTAAACCAAAGCTATATATAGACCATATTGTAGAATCTAAGATTAGATACCTTACTAATAAGTACCCTTCCAATGAATGGTCAGGTATTCTATTTGTAGAATATAACGGTAATTTTGATGATGAATCCCTTTCTATTACAGCAAAGGATTTGTATGTAATGGATATTGGTAGTTCAGGCTTTACTACCTTTGATAGTAGAAATGCTGAATACTTTAGCTATGCTGTTAAGAATAACTTAGATGAGACTTGTGACTTCGGTCTTATTCATTCTCACCATAATATGAAGGCTTTCTTCTCAGGTACAGACTCTGCAGAACTTAATGCTACAGGCAAGATTAGAGATGTATATGTGTCTCTTATCGTGAATAACGATGGTGCATATGTAGCTAAGATTACTCGTAGAGTACAGAAGAAAGCTAATGTGGAATGGCAAGTATCTTATAGCGACCTATCAGGTAATAGAATTATTACTAAGTCTGAGGAAGTAAACAATATTGAGCTTGAAATTTATGATTGTGAGATTGTAAATGAAGCTTATAATAGTGTTGTAGAAGTTTTAGAAGGACAGATTAAGAAGGCATCTAAGTCTGGGACTAAGGAACTCCAACTTACAAAAGCTTACCCTCAGAGTGGTATAACTTTCCAAACTAAAACTACTCCTACAGTCAATAGAACTACACCTAAGAGTACTTATGTTCCTAAACCTTCTACAATTAAGGTAGCTGAAGTACTACCTTTTGAGGAAGAATCTGATGATATTTTTAGATATATGGATGATGATAGTATTAAGGAAATAGTAGTAAATAATGATAGTGTTTTAGAAAAGATTCCAATAAAAGTTTTTTATAGAGCCTTAGTTTCTAATGAACAACGGATTGAAATAGATACTCTATCTTCCTTAACAATCTAGAAAGACTATATAATAGATAAATTGAGTATGGATTACCATCTTATTAATATAGATAGTATTGAACAAGGTGATACCAAGATATATTTTAGATCAAGTAAAGAAAGCTCTTATGTAGATTTTGAAGAGAATCAACTTATTAAATGGAATACACTAACTCTTGAATGGTATAGAAATACCGTAATAGAAAAGGATAAAAAGAAGATGTTTACTTGGAATTTGCAACACGATAATAGTCTTTATAGCATGCTTATTGATAGTATGGATATAAAGAAATCAAAATATCCTATATACCAGTGGAAAGAGTAAGGAAGTTAGGAATATAATAGTAAAACTAACTTAGATAGTATTTTGAAGTTAGTTATAATCCTTTTTAGGAACTTGATGATAATAATAATTTTAAATTATAGACAATGAAAACACGTATTACAGAACTTTTTAATATTCAATATCCTATCATTCAGGGAGGAATGATATGG